AAAAGGTGACCAATGGGCGTGCTTAATTAGATAGTTTAACAGTCGTTTACTTGTTTCAGTATTCATTTGATTAGAAGGATTAGATACTCTAGCGGCATACGCAACCAAATCTTGTACATCTTTCATATCACTTTTAAATTCATCACTAGGTTGAGTATATCCTACCAATCGTGCTTTCATTAACATTTTCTCCAATAGCTAAGTTGTAATTTACCAGTTAATCCATTATAGGTGTTATTATCTATAATGACTTCAAAATCGGGTTGTGAGACACCCGATAGTATTACATCATTCACATCGTTTGCAGAAATGTCTTTAGGCCAGATAAATACGTTATATCCTTTCTCTAAACACTTCTCCATTCGTGTTACAATTTCTTTATTTCGTGGTTCATTATCAAATATGAACACACCGTTTTGAGTATTACTCAGTCCTGACCCATTTCCATCAGCGCCTGCCATTGCGACAGAATTTGATAGAAACAAACTATCGATAGGACCTTCAACTACATAATATCGTTTACTGAAATCACATGTATCCAAACCGAATATTTTTGGCATGTATTCGTCAAGCATGATTGTGATATATCTCAATGAACTTGATCGTAATGCCCGCCCCTGAAATCCGAACATCTTGCCATCAGTATCAATGAAAGGCAAAACCAATCTAGGTTCATCATTGTTCCGAGGCATCTTGCCAGGAATCATTGAATTGACCCATTGATTAAATTTCGGTGCGTAATATAATTTATAATGTTTCGATACTGGAATCCGCCTATTTTCAATATATTTTTTAACAAAATGATCATTTTCTAATTGACTGACCTTTTTGAGTTTATGAAGTGGCGATGTCTTCTTTTTGAACTCAGGTTGCTTATGTATCAAAGTATCCAATGCCGTGAGAGGTTGTGTTGACTCTGATCTCTTACGCTTTTCCATGCCCATATCCATCACATAATCGTTGTATAAGGCAGGTTCGACTGCTTTCAGGAAGTTACGCAATGATAGTGATGCACCACAGTTGTGACAATAATACAATGCAGTATTATCTTTCTCCAGAACCCAACCTCGTGCTTTCGTCTTTGACTTTTGTGAGTCACCGCAAATAGGACACCTACAGTTTGCCTTGTAGGGACTTTGCGATTTTACTGTATATCTGTCAAGACGCACAGACAGGATGCCTGCGTACTTTAAGTCAATAGGATTCATTATATACCTGTAGTATTAATTGCGTAGTTGCAATTATAACATTATTTTGGGTGTTCTGTCAACCGGCGACTGCGAGAAAATTTCCTGTTTGCAATAAAGTTGCGATGAGGAAACCAACACCCCATGCACTACCCATGATGTACCATTTCCACTTTTCAAGAACAGATGTGCGAGATTCAATGGTTTCAATCATGGTTCGCATTTCATCGTGATATTCACGGAACTCTTTCTTTAATTCATCTTCATGTCGTGAGATACGATCATGAATGATCTCAATGTCATTTTCATGACGATTCATGCGTTCTGAAAATGATTCTCGTATGCCATCAATCGTTGAATCATGAACAGCGAGGATTTTGTTGATGCCATTAGAAACATCAGCAATCTTGTCAATTGCACTGTCTAATCTTGACAATACTTCTTGAACATTACCCACATCTCTCTTGAGGAGTTCTACATCTGTTTCTATACTAACTTGCGACATTTCTTCTCTAGTTCCTCGATTCGTTTTTCTAACGTATCAATTTTTTTAGTTACATGTGGATACTTTTTGCGCCATGCATCCTCGGGTTGATCAAACCATGTCCAACCATAACGATCACGTAGAAAATCTAACATCGAATCAAACTTAGCGTAACACCAAATACCTGCTCTTGTATCTTTAAAATAAGCAAGAAATGCTGCACCAAGCAATGAACCAATTAAGGCAGTATAAATCCATAAAGTGTCACTTAAGAGTCTGTCAATCAAATCCATTATGCATCCTCCTCAGTGTATCGAACATAATAAACCATACTATGGTCATAAGCGCCATCGAAAGGCATACCTTTACTAAATGCCTGTAGTCGACCTCTCCAACCATCTTTGAACCTTTGCCAGAATGTCATCTTGCGAATGTTCCCATAATAGTTGATATAGACGAGTTCGCCATGATGCTTATAACCCATTAACATCAAAGGTACGCCAGTCACAATGTCATTATTGTTTACACATCGTGTGTGAGGTACGCTTAAATTCTTAACAAACGAGCATGTGCCTACACGAGGACTGCCGAATGTATATAAATGTTTTGTTTGTGGTAAACGTGAAGCACAAAGTGTTGCCATTGCACCGCCTAATGAATGCCCACAAATATACAAATCTTTTGCTTTGTATTTAGTTACGTATTGTAACACATCTGCCCAAACTTTGTCAAGTTCATCTTTAAAACCTGTATGAACCCAACCATCTGTTTCACTCTTTGTAGGCCATGCTTTCAAATCTGCTAATATGTCTGAGATTTCTGAAGGTTCTGTTCCTCGGAAACAAACACCGACTTCAGTGGCATTGCGAACTAAATGAACCTGAGCACCATCAATATCAATAAGTTTGTGGAACACAAACCCTAATTCAGTATAACCTTCTTTTGCTTGTTTTTTGTCAAGATACGCTAGTTGCGCCATTTTTGCATATTTGCTTATACTCACTTTTCCATCTCCTTAAATCTTTTAATGCTCAAAGGTTTTTCTTTTTCATTCTTTTTCTTATACTTGTTTGCTTTTGCTGGTGTCATAATTGCATCACCAGAATCACCTGCTCCGGCAACATTTGCTGTGGCATTCGCAGGCGCATCTTCTTCCATTGCTTTTTCGAATAATGCATCAATGTCATAATCCGTGTTTTCAACAAGTGTCATTAATTCTTGTAATCGTTCTTCGGTGATAACGTAATCTTCACCTTGCTCTTCGATTGCTTTGTGTTCTTTAATCAAGTAAAGTGCCGCCGCATATGATGCGATACGAGTTTTACCACCAGGCACTTTCTCTAGTAATCTTTTTAGTTTGGTAATCATAATATCAAATATACCAAACGCATCGTGTTCTTTTTGTTTTCTGAATTGCTTTCGTTTAACTAACTGGTTGCCTTTCTCATCTATGATGCCGAGTTTATACGCATCCCACTCCTTGAAGGGTGTGGCAAGTCGTTTAATAAACTGATATACTAAAAATAAATCGACAATCATATCTTACGCAACTCTTGAACAATGGTTTGATCTAAGGATATATCGCTATTCCGCAATACAACATCGTTGTATTCAATAACCTCAGGCATGTATCCTAACAATACTACAAAAGGTTTTAGAAATGCATGATACTCAGGAAGTTTCATAAACAACATCGGAGTAGCATGCTTTCCAAAACAATTAAAAATAACAATAAGGTGATTCAAAATCAGGCGTTCTTTTAACTGGTTATCTTCGTCATAGCGCTTAAACAATCTCTTCAGATATTGGAATCGTTTGAGATCGTCATTAAACTCGTCCTCAGTGGCAGAGTTTCTAAAATCGTAATGTTTAGCAGCGTACAGCAAAAAGTTTTCTTCAGTTAAAACCATATTTTAAATCACCATGTTATTGTTGTTGTAGGGGCAACGAATTGCCCCGTTCAACAATATTTATAATCAATCAGTAACGTATTATGATACGTTCAATGTTACAGTATTCGAAGTCGCTGTAAGATCAGCATGTCCTGGGATTGCTGCCGTTACAACTACTTTATACGTATCATTGTTCATCGATAGAGCAGCTGGGAATGTTAATGTACCATCAGTGCCAACCGAGAATCCTGGGTGGTTCGCCTCTGTGATCGCTGTTGCAGGTGTTGCGCTACCACCCGCATCGTATGTCCACACATACGAGAATACTGCGTCTGCGTTGTTGGAAGTAGGTACAACTGCAATTGATGCTGTAGCACCGTCAGCTACTGCTACTGGTGTTGTAATTGCAGCAAGTGATAGAGTAGAATCAGGTGTTACTGTATTCTCTTGATCACCTGCGGCTGCTGCAGTTTGTGAAAGTGCAACAATACATTCTGCATCACGGCGTACTGTGCCGTCAGCAGTTTGGCGCTCTGTAAATTGATTCCAACCTGCGGTACCAAGACCTTTGCTACGCACAACACCAGATTCTTCTTGATCGATGAAATATACGTCTGTAGCAACTTTTTGTAATGAATCAGTTGCAGTGCCGTTTGCAGTTCCTCGTGCGATTGCGCCGCCGCCAACAGTTGCTTCTAGTTGAAGTGTATCGGCAGTTCTTGCTACTACAAAATAATCGTTACCGGTAGTAAAACCGCCCGCTGCTGAGGTTGATGTGTATTTAACTTTGTCGCCATTCACGTATGGATGCGCAGGTACAGTAAATGTGCCATTTGCTGCAACATCTGAGGTGCCGTCAAAGGTAACCTTTGGTTGTAAAAATTTGGGTACATCAGCAAAAGTATCTGTGTTTCCCCATAGGTTTTTGTCTGTCACTTTATTTCTCCTTTCTTTTTAAAAATTAATCTTCTTTCTTAGACAATGCTTTTTTGATTGCTTTTCGGCGCATTTTCAAGTACTTGTCTGAGTCGTCTACATCGCCATCATTGTCTATATCGGCATCCGCTTGACCTACAGGATCTAAGCCTTCATCCATGCCTTGACAGTCACCAATCAATGCTTTCAATTTTTCTTGATCGCAGTCAGGGTACATGTCGCAAATTTCTTCAGAAGTTTTGCCATCCTTACAAAGCGCCATAACTTCCGCTTTTGATGGCATTTCGCCTTCTTCTTCCTTAACAGCTTTGATCTCTTCTTTACCTTTTTTCTTCTTGTCAGCACTGGCATGCATGTGACCTTCAGCGAAAAGGATTTCTAGATCTTCAGTTGCTACTTTTGTTTCAATTCCGTGTTCAAACATTACATCGTACCATTCAACTAAACCATCTTCAGTTGGTTCGCCGTGCATTGTTGGAATACAATCGCCTTTACCCCATTGTTCATGTGCCACTTGCTTAGCGCATAAGTGATATTGATTTGCCGGGTTATCAGTTTTTGTTTCTAGTTCTTGAGACATTTTGCTCTCCTATAATTTTAATTTGTGTTTGTATTTATCAAATTTGTGGTTTAAAAAACTTAATACGGAGGCACAAAAACCAACTAATATTGCCTCTGAGTAGTAATGATTTCCAAAATGTGGTGCGTGTACCATCATATCTGCCATCATTACGAGTATTCCTGTTGTCCAAATAGAATATCTATTTCTTGGACAAAACTTTGTAAATTGTAGTACAGACGCTCCTACGATACAACACGAAGAAACGAATCCTACCATTCCTGCCAAGTATGCGTTTGCAACATCATATTGTGTATTGAATCCGACAACCAAGTAACAACTTACTGTGGCGACCCAAAAACTTTCAAACCATACTTTTACATTATTGCAAATGTCTTGATCAGTTATCGACCTTAGCGCCTCCACGCCACTGGTAACAACTCCAATACCTTGCTTTCCACTTGGGACCTGGGTTGTCACACCCATGTCTTGCTCTGAAACTTTTTCTTCTTGCTGGGTCATCTCTTTTAATTTCCATATTGGGATCACCGAACCTTACAAGAACAACATTACCCTTTTCGTTTTTCACATATACACCAAACTTTTTCTTTTCGCCTGATGTACGAAATGGGTCATTTAATTTCACTTTCCTACCTTGATATTCAGATTCCTCGACTACCAAGTCACTGTATAGATCACATTCCTCGCAAATCTGATCTATAAGGTCTGATCTGTGTGATGTAAACTTTTTCATTTTTGCATGAATCCTACTTTCGCAGATGGTATTTTGCCACCTTTAAATTGATTAGGATTAGTCGCTAAGTGTGCAGGCAACTTACCCTTTGCAATCAATTTGTGTAAAAGATCCTGCAGTGTATGCGTATCAACACGAAGTTGTCTAGCAATTTTTGCTAACCCCATTGAACCTTGACCGGGATTTTTCTTTCTCCAATCAAGGTAGTAACGAAGTGCTTTCTTGTAAAGCATTCCTTTAACGCCAGGTATCTTTTTAGCAATGTCAGTCGGTATGTTGATTGACTCTTCGATTGCTTGATCTATATCTTCATCAGTAAGAGCATCAATTAACTGTAACTCTTCTGTGAATGTTTTAAATCTAATCATCTAACTTCTCTAATTGTTCAATGACTGCTTTCGCAACATTTAAAGTTGATTTATCTTCTTTAATAGTTTTCAATGCCATCAACATGTCACGATACGACTTGCTCATCGCTTTAACCAACTTTTGTTTCGTTGCTGGTTTTCTGAAACTATCATGCTTTTGTAATGCGATTTGAATAATGTTAGTAGGAACCTTTTGTTTTCTACCATCATCAAATACAACAGGAACCGCACCTTTTGTATCGCCTGCTTTACGCAATTGAACAATGATGTTTTTCTTTGCTGACTTTTCATCATTCTTGTCTGCTGATGCATCATCAACATCTGCGGGATCAACCTTAGGACCACGACCCATTGCACGTTGCGCATCACGTTTCGCACGCTGTGCAGGTGTCATCTCGTCAAGTTTACCGATGATCTGTTTTACTTTTGCATCATCTTCAGGTCCTAATGCTTCACTTTTCATTAGATCTGCTAATTTTGCTAATGTTTCACGATCTTGTTTAGAAATGTTTCTTAGTTTCTTGTCGTTTGCAATCTTTTCTAATGAAGCAGCGTATGCTTTAGTCGATGCTGTAATTGTATTACAACTTCCTTCAGCGACACCTTCTCTTGGTTGTGACTTCGAGAAAGGAACTTTGTGTTTATAACGTAATGTAGTTGCCGCCATGTCTGATACGAAATCAATTTTGCCACCAGCAAGTTTCATTAGTTTGTCTTTGTCTAATCCATCAAGGAATGCTTTAAGTTTCTTGTAAGCAGGTGTTGTAGGATTGATTGTTTTCAATTTGCCGTATTCTTTACGCATCTTATCAAGTTGCGCAGGACTAAATTCGACAATAAACTCTTCAGACATTTCGATCAATGATTCGATCTCTTCTTTAAATACAACTTTCATTGCGCCTGAAGCATATGCAGGATGTTTCTTCAATGCTTTAGCAGCATCAACTGCATCGTTACGATCTACTTTGACAAATACTTTCTTTTTCTTTTCGTCAGCATCAACAGTGTATTTGATACGACCCATGTCTTTAGCGATCTCTTTACCAATACCATCACCCATCATTTTGTTGAAAACTTGTTGTTTTCTTTTGTCTTTGAAGTTGCCTTCTTTGTCAAACAACTTCGCTAGATGTGGAGGTAACGCTTCATCGATTTGCTCAACTTCTTCTCTAAAATCTTCGATCTTGAATCGTTTTTTCTTCGCATCGCCGATACGCATTACAGCGTTTGCGCCTGCTTTTGGTTTAGGAAATCTGTTAGGATTCTTAGGTGCTTTACTATATCCAACAATCTTATCAGTTTGTGGATTGTAGAATGAACCAACTTTTGCTTTTGCGATGTGAACAAGATCTTCGTCACCATAACCTTTAGGTAATCGTGCTGCTTCAGTAACATCTTCACGAACACGATCACGAGCAAGCAATGTCCAACCTTGACGCTTCATTCGATCAGCAGTTGCACCGTCAACTCTACGCTTGTAAGGACCTTTCTTCATAATGTAAACTTCAGCACCTTCATCGATAATTTTGTTTTGAATTTGCATTTTTCTACCTAATGCGGTTTCATTATCGATACCTTGTTCATCACCTTTCGTTTCTTTTTTACGCTTAGGATCAATTAAAGGTTCACTTTCTTCGTTTTGTCTACGCAGAACAGCAGCAACTTGTGGGTGATTTGACAAACCTTTAGCAATCTTGTCAATTGCTTTAACTGCGCCTGTCATGTTACCTTTAGCAAATCGCTTGTCGGATGCAATACCGATTGCCATTTTAACTTGTTTTGGGTTGAATCGACCCTCGTCTATACTCATTTCC